GTCCACAATTCTTTATTGCTTGGATCAGGTACAATAGTAACACCATACGCAGACGCGTAATAAATAATTAATGTGGGGCTCCGGCCCCACATATTAATTTTAAGGAGAAACAAATATGGCAACATCAGATCAACAGTTTTCATGCAGAACTTCTGACGGTAGATTTGGTAAAGCAACAGATGCTTCAGGTTCATTTATTGGACCAGCTAGAATAACTTATATTCAAGCTGAAGGAGTTGCGAACAGTAATGTTAAAATTTACGATGGAACAGATGCAACTGGAGCTTTAGTGTATGAAGCAAATTGTGGAACAGAAGGTTTAGACGTTTATGTACCAGGAAGCGGTATTAGATGTAGAACTGGAGTATATTTAGATTTAACTAATACTACTTCTGTCACAATTGGATATACTGGCTAGGAGATTAAATGGCTAATACTACCTCGGGCACTACAACGTTCGACAAAACTTTTTCTATTGATGAAATTATAGAAGAATCTTTTGAACGTATTGGATTAAATTCAGTAGCTGGTTATCAAATGAAATCAGCTAGAAGATCTCTTAACATTGTTTTTCAAGAATGGGGTAATAGAGGTATTCACTATTGGGAAATAGGAGAACTTGATCTTGATTTAATAGAAGGACAAGCCGAGTATAAATTTTTTAGAGCAGCTGCAGATGGTACAAGTGCTACTTCAAATCCAAACGGTATCTATGGAATATCCGATGTCCTTGAAGCACAATTAAGAAATAATAGAACTCAAACAACTCAATCTGATAGTCCAATGACAAAAGTAGATAGATCTACTTATGCAGGTTTTTCAAACAAACTTTCTAAAGGAACACCCAATCAATATTGGGTACAAAGATTTATTGATCATGTTAGTATTAGTGTTTACCCTACACCAGATTCAACTAATGCATCTAAAGATATGCATTTCTATTATATAAAAAGAATTCAAGACGTTGGAGATTATACAAATGCAACAGACATACCTTTTAGATTTGTCCCTTGTATGACTTCAGGTTTAGCTTTTTATCTTGCACAAAAATATCAACCACAATTAGTTCAACAAATGAAATTATATTATGAAGATGAATTAGCAAGAGCTCTTGCAGAAGATGGTTCAGCTTCTAGTACACACATTACACCAAAAGCTTATTACCCAGGAACATAATGTCAGTAGTAACAAAAGCACCTAAAATTATTAAAAGCATACGTAAAAAATTGTTTCCTTTAGAAATTAAACCGGGACCTGGTGTAAAAGACAAATTTAAAAAAATTGATAAAAAAAGTCCTTATTATAATGTTGATGAATTAGGTACTTACCCACTTCACAGAGGAGGAGGTGCTTCTGGAACACAAAAGAAAAAACAAAAAGAAATAGGTAAAAAAATTGAAGAAGGATTTAAAAAACAAGACAAAGAAAAAGAAATAAGAGATTTGCGAATGGGTGGATCAAAATATCTACGAGGTGGTGGAATTTCACAACGTGGATTAGGTAGAGCGTTTATGAAAGGTGGGAGAGTAAGATAATGTCAAAGTACGCAACAGGAAAACATGCAAAAGCAATATCAGATAGATCTGGTATGGAGTTTCCATACAGAGAAATGGTTAGAGAATGGAATGGTGCATTTGTTCATTACACAGAGTTTGAACCAAAACAACCTCAATTAGAACCAAAACCAGCAGGTGGAGACGGTATTGCATTATTACAAGTACGACCAGATAGAATAGAACCGGCTACAACTGTAATGATAGCACAAGATGGCTTTGAAACATATGCTGCAGGGTCCGGGATTATAAATGTATTTTCTCCTGGACACGGTCTAACAAATGGAACAACATATTTATTTAGAGGACCACCAACAATTTCACCAGGAACAGGTACAGCAACTAATCCTGTTTTTGCTTATGCAACAATTCCTAATTTTGATGGAATAACAGGAGCACAAATAGGACAAGGTTCAGGGTATGCTGTCACAACAGGAAAATATATTCCTGATACAGGAGACGGAAATCCAGGGAGAGGTACAAGTGATTATTTTGTTTCAAATTTCTTCTTCTTTACAGTTAATTCAGATACTGCTACAACTGGTGGTGTAAAAGGAGGAGGCTATGGTTGTTCTGTTGGACCCATAACCATAGAAGCATAATGAAAAAAATTTGGAATTGGATAAAAAATATATTTAAACCTAAAAAACAAGAAGAAGTTGTTGAGTTAACAGCTAAACAACAAAAAATTTTAAGGAAACATAAAGGACAATAATGGCTGGATTAAGTGCATCAGGGTTAATAACTCAAATAAGAAGTTATACAGAAACAGATTCTAATGTTTTAACAGATGCTGTTTGTGAAAATATTATATTAAACGCACAATATAGAATATTTAGAGATGTACCTATTGATGCCGACAGAAAACAAGAATCAGGTAATTTAATAACTGGTCAAGAAACAATCAATGCTCCAGCCGGATCTGTATTTATTAGAGGAATACAAGTTTATGATTCTACTTCAGAAATAACTGGTGCTAATGTATGGTTAGAAAAAAAAGACATAACTTATTTACAAGAATATGTATCTTCAACTGCATCATCTAAAAGAGGTCAACCTAAATATTATGCTATGTTTGGTGGTGGCACAGGTGAATCTGATACTACATCTGGAAGAATGATGTTTGCTCCAGTCCCTGATACAACATATAAATTTAGAGTTCATTTTAATGCAGCCCCTGCCTTATTAGAAAATAATGACACAAATTATATCAGTCTTAACTTTCCAAATGGCCTTCTATATTGCTGTTTGTCAGAGGCATATGGATTTTTAAAAGGCCCAATTGATATGTTGACACTATATGAAAATAAGTATAAACAAGAGGTACAAAAGTTTGCTAACGAACAAGTTGGTAGAAGACGAAGAGATGACTACACAGATGGCGCTGTTCGAATACCAGTTAAATCGGCAAACCCGTAGGAGATAAACATTATGGCAATAACATCGGCAATTTGTACAAGTTTCAAACAAGAAATTTTAGTAGGTACACATAACTTTACAGCATCAAGTGGAAACGCTTTTAAAATAGCTTTATATACAAGTTCAGCATCTTTAGGTGCAGGCACAACTGCTTATTCAAGTTCAAACGAAATTTCAAACACATCGGGATCTGCATACTCTGCAGGTGGAGCAGCACTAACAAGCGTTACACCAACAACTTCTGGAACTACTGCTTTTTGTGACTTTGCAGATGTAAGTTTTTCTTCTGCATCTTTTACAGCAAACGGTGCATTAATTTATAATGATACACAATCTGACAAAGCTGTAGCAGTTATCGCTTTTGGTGGTGACAAAACTGTAACAAGTGGAACTTTCACAATTCAATTTCCAACAGCAGACGCATCTAACGCTATAATTAGAATAGCATAGGAGGTAAACTCTTATGTCTACCACGACATTCACAGTAACCGTTGTAAGCACGGCAAGTGGTAATAAATATGCCATAAACGGTGTAACACAAGATTCAGTTCTTTTTTCTAGAGGAGGAACTTATAAATTTGATCAATCAGATAGCTCTAACAATAATCACCCATTAAGATTTTCAACAACAGATAACGGAAGTCATGGTGGAGGAAGTGAGTATACTAGTGGAGTAACAACTAGTGGAACTCCCGGTAGTTCAGGAGCATACACTCAAATAGTTGTAGCAGCCGATGCTCCAGATATTCTTTTTTACTATTGCACAAATCACTCTAGAATGGGTGGCATTAGTTATATAGGAGATAGTGATTGGGGAGAAAATACTTGGGGATCTAACTCTTGGCAGTCTGGTGTAGCTTTAATTTCTTTAACTGGAGTATCTGCAACAGCAGATGTTGGAAGTGTAGCTGCTTTCCCTGAACAAGGTTGGGGATCCGATAGTTGGGGTGATGAAAACTGGGGAGAAAGTGGTTTAGCTGTAACATTAAGTAGTGCCGGTGTTGGAACAACAGCAGTAGGATCAGTTACAGTAACAGCGGAAATAAATACTGGATGGAACAGAGCAGCTTGGGGAGATGATGCATGGGGCATTCAAGGTGATATATTATTAGAAGGTCAATCTGCAACTGCAAGTGTTGGATCATTAGTAGTTGGAGACATACTTGGACTTACAGGTGTTTCTGCAACAGCAAGCATTGGGTCACCTTCAATAATTGGAGATATAACACAAGCACTAACAGGTGTATCTTCAACAGCAAGTGTTGGATCAATTAGTCCTGCAGATGTAATTGGGTTAGCAGGTGTATCTGCAACAGTTTCTGTTGGATCAATTAGTCCTGCAGATGTAATAGGACTCACAGGAGTTTCAGCAACAACAACTCTTAATGCTGATGGAGTAAACATAACATCAAATCCTTTCATTCTACCGACAGGACTTTCTGCAACAGCTTCTGTTGGATTAATTTCACCTGCTGATGTTATTGGATTGACAGGAGTTTCAGCAACTGTTAGTGTAGGAACATTAACACCCGCAGATGTAATGGGTTTAACAGGAATAGAAGCAACTGCTTCGTTAGCTGAATTAGGAACTGCTACAGGTTTTGGTATACAAGCATATCAAGCCATTGACACAGGTTCTAATACAAGTTATAGTGACGTCGCATAGGAGATAAAAATTATGGCATCAACATACACACCACTAGGTATAGAACTTCAAGCAACTGGAGAAAATGCCGGAACATGGGGAACAAAAACTAATACTAATTTACAAATTATCGAACAAATTTCAGGTGGATTTTCTGCACAATCTATAGCAGGTGGTGCACAAACTACAGCTCTTTCAGTTTCTGATGGATCAACTGGAGCAGTTATGTCTCACAGAATGATCGAATTTACTGGTTCAATTAGTGGAAATCAAATTGTAACAATTCCTTTAGATGCACAAACATTTTATTTTTTAAGAAATTCAACATCAGGTGCTTATACGGTACAATTTAAATATGCATCAGGTTCAGGAGATACATTTACTTTTTCTGCAACAGATAAAGGTGACCAACTTGTATTTGCTACAGGTAATGATGGAACTAACCCAGATGTTTACACTTTAAATTTTGGTGATGTAACTCTTACTGGAACTCAAACTTTAACAAACAAAACTTTAACTAGTCCTAAAATAGGAACTTCTATATTAGATACTAACGGAAATGAATTAGCTTTACTTACAGCTACAGGTTCTGCAGTAAATGAATTTACAATAGCAAATGCTGCTACAGGAAATGATCCGACTTTATCTGCAACAGGTGGTGATTCAAATATTGACATAGCTATCAAACCAAAAGGAACTGGAGAAACAGTTTTTGGAACAGGAGCTGCTAGTGCAACAATTACAACTAGTGGAGCACACGATTTAGTTTTAGATACAAATTCAGGAACTGACTCAGGTGCAATTACAATTACAGATGCCGCTAATGGAGATATTACTATTTCTCCTAACGGAACTGGACAAGCTAAAGCAGTAGATGCTGCAGACGCTACAGGTGCAATTAAAATTGCTGGAAAAGAAACTATATGGGTTCCATCTTCAGCTATGTATGGAAATACTACAAATGGTGCAGAAGCTGCACAAGTTGAATTATCAAATGGTCCTGAATTAAAAGTTTTAGATTTTGACAAAGACACTGATGAGTTTGCACAGTTTGCTGTTGCATTTCCTAAATCATGGAATGCAGGAACAGTAACTTTTCAAGCTTTTTTTACAGCAACATCAACAAACACAGGAACTACTGCATGGGGATTATCCGGAGTAGCTTTAGCTGATAGTGGAGATTTAAATACAGCTTTTGGAACACAAGTTGTTGCAACAGCAAAAGCACATAGTGGAACATCAAACGATTTAGATGTTGCAGCAGAAAGTGGAGCAGTTACAATAGCGGGATCACCAGGCGCTAATGAGTATACTTTTTTCCAAATATCAAGAGATGTTTCCGCAGACGGTTTAACTGCGGATGCAAGATTATTAGGAATTAAATTATTCTATACTACAAGCGCTGCTAACGACGCATAAGGAATAGAATATGAGAGATCTTAAAAATAGACTTACACCAGGTAAGAACACTAGAAATATACAAAATAAAAAAGCTAAATCTTTTGGTTATCAAATATTAGGATTTGGTTCTGGTGGTGACGGGCCTGGTTTTGTAGCAGCTACAGGTGGAACTATAACAACTTCTGGAGATTTTAAAATTCACGTATTTAACAGTCCTGGAACTTTTACTGTTACATGTGCAGGTAAAATTGTTGGTTGTAGTGGATCAACTACAGTAGATTATATGGTTATCGCTGGAGGTGGCGGCGGTGGCGCAGGATGCGGTGATGCTGGTGGTGGCGGAGCAGGAGGCTTTAGAGCTTCCTCTGGAGCAGCTTCTGGTTGTTATACTGCAGGACCCCCTGCATCAGGAGTTTCAGCATTAGCAGTTTGTGCACAAGCTTATCCAATAACAGTTGGTGGCGGAGGTAGTAATACTCCACAGGCTGGTGCAAAAGGAAGTGATTCTGTATTTTCATCTATTACATCGACAGGTGGTGGTGAAGGTGGATCAGGATATGCAGGAGAAAGAACCGGTGGTCAAGGTGGATCCGGCGGCGGAGGCGGTTATCCAGGTGCTGGTAGTGGAAGTGGAAATGTTCCACCTGTATCTCCAGCTCAAGGAACAAACGGCGGATCTGCAGGTTCTTACGGTGGAGGCGGTGGCGGTGGCGCTACTGACTCTGGTAATAATGGTTCAGGATCTAATGGTGGACCTGGTGGCGGAGGAGTTACTTCAAATATTACAGCTAGTCCAGTAGGTTATGCTGGCGGTGGCGGTGGTGGAGCTGATGGCGGAAGCGGTGGCTCTGCAAGTAGTGGTGGAGGACCAGGAAGTCCTTATGCACCTACACCGGGTGGTCAAGGTGGAACAAATAAAGGTGGTGGCGGTGGCGGCGCCGGAGGAGCTACTGGAGGAGCTACTGGCGGAAGCGGTGGATCTGGTAAAGTAGTAATAAGGTACAGGTTTCAATAATATGGCACACTTTGCAAAAATAGATGACAATGGTTTAGTTTTAGAAGTTCTTTATATGGAAGACTCTGTTACACAAAACGCAGAAGGCGTTGAAACAGAATCAGTTGGTCAAACTCATTTACAAACTCACAATAATTGGCCTGCAGAAAAATGGATTAAAACATCTTACAATACACACAGCAATCAACACAATAATAGTAAAACTCCTTTTAGAGGTAATTATGCTTCAATAGGTGGAACATATGATTCTACTAATAATATATTTTGGCACGAAAAACCTTATGTATCTTGGACTAAAAATGTTGCAACAGCATCATGGGTAGCCCCTATAACATACCCTTCAATTACATCAGAAGGATCTGGTGAGTCTGAAATTGAATATAGAATTTATTGGAATGAAGAACTATATCAATCTAATAATAGTAAAGGTTGGGAGATGTCAAAATTTAACGACAAAGAAGACCCGCCAACTAAATATGATTGGAACGGAAGTTCTTGGGTTTCTAAATAATTGATTTAGATCAATTGATTTTTTTATAAAAATAGTTTATAAAATAATTTCCTTATGGAAAAGAAAGTATTAACAGAACAAGCTTTGTATTTTGGCGACGTTAACATGCCTAAGTATTTTGAAATTAATAGACCTGAATTGGCTCTTGATATATTTAAATATACTTTTACTGAAAAGTTTCCAATGTCCAAAAGTTTAGATAAACTAGACACATATATTAGAAACTATTTAAACGCTAAACATGATATACCTGTTTTGAGTAAAACTAGAGAAGGGTTTATTTTTCAACCTAATGAAACAACAAAGCCTTTCATGGATATAAATTTTGAATCTTTAAAAGATTCTGCAGATTACACAATGTTATATGGAGTAGGTGTAGAAGACTGTTATGTTACGATTTTGTATGATAATAATAGAAAAAAACAACAATATTGGAAAGTAAATCTTACACACAATAAGTATATTATTTTTCCATCATCAAATATGTATTTTATAACTAACAATCAAAATAAAGAATTAAATTTTGTTTTAAAAATGACTTACAGACAATAAAGATATATGAATTTAGAACATAATTATTGGTATTTTGAATCAGTTTTAACTCCTAGGTTTTGTGATGACGTAATTGCACACGCATTAAATAAAAAAGAAAAGGTAGCTAGAGCAGGAGACTTTGATAGCAAATCTTTTTCAGATGAAGATGTTAAAAAACTTCAAACAAAAAGACAATCAGATGTTGTCTGGTTAGATGATCAATGGATATACAAAGAAATACAACCTTATTTAAACAAAGCAAATAAAAATGCAGGGTGGAATTTTCAATTTGATTGGTCTCAACCTTGTCAGTTTACTAAATACAAACTAGGTCAATTTTATAATTGGCACTGTGATAGTTTCTGTAGTCCTTATAAAAGAAAAGGCCCTGATAATGGTAAGATTAGAAAGTTGTCTATGACCTGTCAACTTACAGATGGTTCAGAATATAAAGGAGGAGAACTAGAATTTGATTTGAGAAACTACGACCCACCCATGAGAGATGAATCTAAACATTTAATACAATGTAAACAAATATTACCAAAAGGATCTATTATTGTATTTCCCTCATTTATGTGGCATAGAGTTAAACCAGTAACGAAAGGAACAAGATATTCATTAGTCATGTGGACTTTAGGATATCCATTTAAATAATGGAAATTCATAATCATTTTAAAACGCCAATTTGGGCAGAACAAAAACCTGAATTTGTTAAGTCATTAGATAAAGCTTCTAATAAATATATTAAAGCTGCTAAAAATTTTCCAGAAGCTAAAACACATATAAAGAAGTTTGGTGATTTTGGTACAAGCTATCACTCAACACCACTTACAGCTGATAATGACTTTTTAGATTTTAGAAATTACATTGGTCAAAAGTCTTGGGAATATTTAGACCATCAAGGTTTTGATATGAAACGATACACAACTATGTTTAGTGAAATGTGGGTACAAGAGTTTGCTAAAAAAGGTGGTGGTCACCACAGCGCACATATACATTGGAATCAACATGTATCGGGTTTTTACTTTTTAAAGTGTAGTGATAAAACTTCTTACCCTGTATTTCACGAACCAAGAACAGGTGCTAGAGCTACAAAATTAAAAATGAAACCAGATCAAAACGGTGTGTGGGGTGGATCAGAATTAATTCACTTTAAACCAACACCAGGTACATTAATTATCTTTCCAGGGTTTTTAGAACACGAGTTTAGTATAGACTTTGGTATAGAACCTTTTAGATTTATACATTGGAACATACAAGCAGTGCCAAAAGAAATGGCAAAAGATAGTTAAAAAATGAAAACATTAGATAATTTTTTAGTTGTAGATAATTGGTATAATAAACAAGAATTAAATTTTGTTTATAAAGAATTAGATTTTTTACATACAAAAATTATGGACTCAGGAGATCCTGTAAATGCTGCAAGAGATGCGAATGGAGTATCCAAAATAAAAGCTCATCGAATAAGTCCTTACACTTTGTACTCAAACGAAGGTGCACAATATTCTCCTATTTTAAACTCTATTAAAAAATTTCAAAATAAAAATTTTCATAAAAAAATAAAAGATACATTTAAAAGTACAAACACGGCGTTATATGAACAATTTATAAGTACAAATCATTCTAATACAATAATTAATTATTATGAAAACAATGATTCTTATAAAGAACATTTTGATGTTTTTCAGTTTACTATTCTTATTTTTATTTATAAAAAACCTAAAGCATTTAATGGTGGTGATTTAAAGTTTAATAGAATTAAAAAAATAGTAGAATGTAAAAATAATAGACTGGTTTTATTTCCTTCTTTTTATTATCATGAAATAACTCCAATAAAATCTAAAACAAAAAAGAAAGGTTTTGGAAGATATTCAATAAGTAATTTTCTTTCAACAAAAACTTAATTATGAGTTTTAAAAAAAATAAATACATCGTAATAAGAAATGCAATAGACAAAGACCTTGCATCTTTTTTAGCAAATTATTTTGCTATGAAAAAACAAGTTTTTGATACTTGTACTAAGAAAAAATATATTTCACCTTTTGAAAAAATGTTAGGTTTTTATGAAACAACACAAGATCAAATACCTGATACATATTGTTGTTATTCTGATATTGCAATGGACACCTTATTATTAAAGGTACAGCCTGTAATGGAAAAAGCTACTAATTTAAAACTATATCCTTCTTATACGTATGCCAGACTTTATAAAAAAGGAGATGAATTAAAAAGACATAAAGATAGATTTAGTTGTGAGATATCTACAACGATGAATTTAGGTGGAGACCCTTGGCCAGTATATTTAGAACCTAATTGTACAAAAGGAGGTTGGAAAGAAAATTATGTAGCATACGTTTCAGGTGAAACAAAAGGAATAGAAGTTAATTTAAAACCAGGTGATATGTTAATTTATAGAGGAGTTGACTTAGAACACTGGAGAAAACCTTTTAAGGGTCAAGAATGTGTTCAAGTTTTTTTACATTATAATAATCAGAAAACTAAAGGTGCTGAACAAAATATTTTTGATGGAAGAGATCACTTAGGTTTACCTGGTTGGTTCAAAAAAAACAGAATTTAGGAATAAATAGCAATATTAATATGATTTGAAAACTAAAGTTTTTCATATATAGTGGTCGATTATGCTACAAAAAATAGGTTTTCAACCAGGAATTAATAAACAAGTCTCAGAAACCACAGCAGAAGGCCAATGGGTTGATTGTGATAATGTTAGATTTAGATACGGAACTCCTGAAAAAATAGGAGGATGGAGTCAATTAGGAAACGTTAATGAAAATGAATTAACAGGAGCTGGCAGAGGTCTTCATCATTTTTTAAACAGTTTATCTCAAAGGTACGCTATAATAGGTACAAATAGAATATTATATGCTTTTCAAGGTGGTGCATTCTATGACATACATCCTATCAAATCTACAACAACGCTTACTAGTGCATTTAGCACGACTAACGGATCACCAATTGTTACTATAACTTTTAGTGGCTCACATGGTATTAGTGAAAATGATATAATTTTATTAGATAATTTTACTGCAATTACTAATTCTAATTATTCAGCTTCTGATTTTGATAATAAAAAATTTATGGTTACAAGCGTTCCAACATCTTCAACAATTACTATTACAATGCCATCAAACGAAACAGGTTCTGGTGCAACAACATCAGGAGGTATAAGAGTTCAACATTATTATCCTGTAGGCACACCTGTTCAAGAAAAAGGTTATGGGTGGGGACTTAATTCTTGGGGTGGACAAGCCTCTTCTGCTGGTACTACAACTTTAAATGGAGCTTTAGGAGATAATGCATTTGGAACAGGTGGTTCAGGAACATCAATTGTTTTAGCAGACGCTACACGATTTCCAGATACAGGAACAAATTTTATAAAAGTAGGAACTGAAGAAATTTCATATACAGGAGTTACAGGTGGCACAACATTAACAGGAATTACAAGAGCAGTTAGAGGGACAACAAGAGCTGCGCATTCAGATGGTGCAACAGTTACTAATACGAGTGACTTTACTGCATGGAACCAACAAACAGCTGAGGGTCTTGCATTAGATCCTGGTATGTGGTCATTAGATAATTTTGGCGACAAAGCTATTTGTTTAATTCATGATGGTGCTTGTTTTGAGTGGGATTCATCAGCAGCAAACGCAACAGTAACAAGAGCAACAGTTATATCTGGTGCTCCAACTGCATCAAGACATATGATTGTATCAACACCAGATCGTCACTTAGTATTTTATGGAACAGAAACAACTATTGGAGATACCTCAACACAAGATGATATGTTTGTAAGATTCTCAGACCAAGAAGACATAAACACGTATGTACCTACAGCAACCAATACAGCTGGTACACAGAGACTGGCCGACGGATCACGGATCATGGGAGCGATAAAAGGTAAAGATGCAATTTATCTTTGGACTGACAATGCATTATTTACACAACGTTTTGTTGGTCAACCATTTACTTTTGCCTTTGCACAGGTTGGA